CCGATGCGCGTCCAATCGGGCGAACGGGTCATCGTGCAAACGCCCGCGCAACAGCAGGCGCAACGAGTCAATCAAATGACGATGAACGTCTATACGCAGTCCGCGCCGAACGTCATTGACGAGTTCGGAATGATGCGGGCCATGTTGGGGGCTTGATGGGCAACTGGACAATCACCGTACCAGAAGCAACGACAAATCTATGGACAAATCCCAGCATCGAACAGGACACGACCGGCTTTAGCGCGTCAGGCAGTGGAACGCCGCCGACGATTTCACGCGATGCCACATTCGCCCGCTTTGGAACGTATAGTCTCAAGATCGTGTGTATCGGTGACGGCGCGAATCAGGGCGTAAGCACTCCCGCAGGTGCATCTGGCATCGCGGCGACGGTTGGCACGTCATACACCACGACCGTCTACGCTAAAGGCAGCGGCACGATTTACTTGCGTCACCGCTGGTACAACGGCGCGGCCATTGTCAGCACCGATAGCGGTACAGGCGTTGCGCTATCTGCAACGAGTTGGCAACGCCTGACGATTACCTCAACGGCTCCGGCCACCACTACCAATCTGACGGCATTGATCGGCACAACTACTGCGCAGGCCGTGACCTATTACGTTGACGGCTTGCAAGTCGAGGCCAAAGCCTACGCGACAACCTACATCGACGGCGATCAGCCGGGCGGAACGTGGGCGGGCTTGCGCCACGGCAGCACCTCGTCACGCGCTGCAAATTATCGGCTCGGCGGGCGTGAGTATGATATTCAAACACAATACGGCTTGCGCGTGCGCCAATTCAGCGGCGCGGGCGTGGCCGATTACGAGTTGATGACTCAAGAGTTAGCGCTTCAACCGGGGGCGGTGTTCCTGCGCGACAAGATTAGCGCCCGCAACTTGACGCTGACCCTCGACAACAACAGCACGAGCGCGGCGGGCCTGCACAGTAAGCGCAAGGCGTTCTGGAACGTGATCAAGCCGGATGCGTTGGGTCAGTCGCAACCGTTTTTGATTGGCTACAGTGGCGCGGCGTCTGGTAAGACCGTGTACGGAGCGTTCAGGTACGCGGGCGGATGGGGCCTGAATGACGGCATGAACGGCGGGGCCAACTACATCGAAGCGAGCGGCACCGTTGGCTTGCGCTTGTTGGCTGTTGATCCGTTCTGGTACGCGGACGATGCTGAGAGCGCGGTATTGGATTATCAGGATAGTCTGGCGTCAAATAACTTTGCAATCGCCCGCATTGGCGGCGCGTGGCAGAATCTTGGCACGGGCTTCAATGCGGCCGTAAATGCAATCGCAGTGGACAAAGAGCGCGGGCGCGTGTACTTCGCTGGCGCATTTACCACGGCCAACGGCGTCACCGTAAACGGCGTAACATATTGGAACGGGTCAACGTTTGTTGCGATGGGCGGCACGGCTGGGGTAGCGGGCGGGATTGCTTACGCTCTGGCGGTTGCGCCCAACGGCGATGTATATGTTGGTGGTGCGTTCACGAGCGCGGGCGGTTCGACGGCCGATGGATTGGCGCGGTGGAACGTTGCGGCTGGCACGTGGACGGCATTTACCAACGGCACGCCGGGCGACGTTATCCGCGCAATCGCAATCAACAACAGTGGCACGGTGTACATCGGCGGGACGTTCGTTAATTGGGACGGAAACGCGAGTAGTGATTACATCGTGTCCTACAACGGCACGGCCTTTGCGCCACTCAGCACCGGCACGAATGGCGCGGTTCACGCTCTGGCGATTGGCTTAAACGGAACAACGCTATACGTGGGCGGTGATTTCACGACGCCACAAACGCGGATCATGTCGTGGAACGGTAGCGCGTTTTCGGCAATGGGCAGCGGGGCGAGTAGCATAGTCCGCGTAATTCTGTGCGCGCCTGACGGCAGCGTATATGTCGGCGGCGACTTCACAACCACGCCGTCAACCTCAAACGTTGCGCGCTGGAATGGTGTAGCGTGGTTCACGCTGAATTATCCGGGCGTTGGTTCTGCGGTGTATTCTATGGCGCTGCTTACTGATAATCAACTGATAGTGTCAGGTAACATGGATGATGTTTACGTTTATAGCGGGAACACATGGTATTTGTACGATTCATTTCTGTTGTCATCTCCGGGTACATTTACTTCCATAGCGGTTTACAATGGCGTGATTTACATCGGCCATACCATTGCATCGACTACTCTAATATCAGGACGCACGACCGTCACCGTGTTATCAACCGCGCCCGTGTATCCGATCATCACCATCACCGGTCCAACGACCGCAGCAAGCACTTGCACGCTGCAATGGCTGGAAAACCAGACCACGGGCGAGCGGCTCTACTTCAACCTTTCGATCAACACGGGCGAGATCATCACGATTGACCTACGCCCGCAAGCGCGCAAGGTTTCAAGCAACTGGCGCGGGCAAATCTTCGATCAGCCGTTGCCAACGTCGGACTATTCGTCCTGGCATCTCGTCACCGGCGCTAACACCGTGGCCGCGTTTATGACTGGCACGATCACCGGCGCGACAATGGTGATGAATTGGGCGAAGATTCACGCAAGCATCGACGGTGAGGCCGCATAGATGATAGCCGACAATCAGAACGCGACATACCATTATGAAGTGTGGTTGTTGTCAGACCGCGGCGAACGGATTGCCCTGCTCGACGGCTTGCAATCGCTACGCTACACGCGGGCCGTCAACAGCGCGGGTCAGTTTAACCTGACCTTGCCCACCACGTTCGACGTGACGAAGTTGCAGAAAGATCGGCGCGTCGCCATCTACCGCAAGCCCTACGGCGGCACGTTGTCGCTGGATTTCATGGGCATCATTGAAACCGTGGGGCGGGCGGGCCGTGTGCCTAACCGGATGTGTAGCGGCGTGAGTTTGACGGGCCTGCTTGAGCGGCGCTATGTGTTGTACTACGCGGGCAGCACAAAGGCCGCCTACGTCACCAAAGCCGCAGACGATGCCATGAAGCAAATCGTCCGCGAGAATCTTGGAGCAAGCGCGACCACGGGCAATGCGCGGTATGCATCCGATGTGATTGACGCGGCTTACTTCACGGTTCAAGCCGACTTAGCGCAAGGCGCGACACTCGACAAGCAATTCGCTTGGCGGCGTGTGGCCGATGTGCTGAAAGAGATCAGCGATGCAAGCCGTCAAGCGGGTATTGAAATCTTCTATGAGATCGTGCCGCTGACCGAATCCACGTTCGAGTTTCAGACGTTCAAAACCATGCGCGGTGTTGACAGGCGCGGACAGATCACGTTCGGCGTTGAATACGGAAACCTCGACGAACCGACCTACACCGAGTCATGGGCAGATGAAGTCAATTATTCCGTGGCGGGTGGTCAGGGCGAGGGAACGCTCAGAGCGTTGTCAAGCGCAGAAGATACCGCCCGATCTGGCGTGTCAATCTTCGGAAAAACTGAGGGCTTTGTCAACGCGACGAACGAAACGACCACAGTCGGCCTGACTAACGCGGCGCGATCCGCCGTAAATGCTGGCCGGCCAAAGCGGTCATTTTCGGCGCAGATCATCAACGCGCCGCAATCGTTATACGGTGTGCATTGGGGATATGGCGACTATGTGACCGCGACGTATGACGGCCTGACGTTTGACGCGATGATCAAGGCCGTGACCGTTGGGCTTGATAACAGCGGGCGCGAGACGATTGAAGCGCGGATTGAGGCGTACACATGAACCACGCTGATATGACGCTAGACCACGAGCGAAGGTTGCGAGTCCTTGAATCGTTTGAGCGGTCATCGCCCAACGTGTATGATGACCTGTTGCCCAATGCGGTGACGGTGGGCGGCGGGGCGTCGGCTCCAACTTTCAGCGCGTACAACGGCAATCTGCGCGCCTATGAGTTTCTTGGTACGGGCGTCACGACCAAAGATTTACAGATTCAATGGCAACTGCCACATGCCTGGAATGAGGGTAGCACCGTTTCACCGCACATCCATCTCTACGTTCCGAACGATGCGAGCGGCGGCGTTATCAAGTTTTATTTCGAGTATTCTTGGACGAACGCCAATGATGTGGAGGCGGCGGCATTAACCATCAGCGGCGAATATACCGTGACGGCGGCGGCGGGCAATCGTCATCGGATTTTAGAGATTGCGACCATTGCGGGGACTGGCAAAACGTTGTCAAGCATTATCTCGGCGCGGCTCTACCGCAATCCGGCTGACGCGGCGGACACGTTCGCGGCGTCGGTGTGGCTTAAAGCGGCTGACATCCACTATCTCAAAGATTCGCACGGCAGCCGACAAGAGTATATCAAGTAGATCAACACAAATCGCTTGGATAGGCGATGGTTCCGTCGCCGGTGATGCACGACCCGTCAGGAAGTTCGATCCACTTGCCGCCGTTGGCGCGCACTAGCGCGGCGCGGGCGCGGCGCTCTGATTCCATCGCCTGATAGTTCTGCGCGTGGCGCTGTTGTTCGGCGTCATAGGCGGCTAGGTTGCGTTGGTGTTGCTCATCTTGAAGTTGCTCGAACAAAAAGCGCTTGGTCTGATTGTCCACGTAGGCATTTTCAATGCCCCATTCAATCGCTTCTGATTCGGCCATCTGGTTATCGTTACGCTTGCCGAACATTTTTCACCCCTTGCTTGACATCGGATGCAACCCCAAACACCTCACGCGCTGATACATTGCGCGGCGTGACCACGTTGTTGCGCTTGATCGGCTTGCGACGCAACAGCGTGACGGCCACGTAACCCCACAAGCCCAGCGCGGCCAAAGCCAACACGCCAACGATCACAGGCAGTAAATCAGGCACTGGTACTGATTGTGGTACTGCCTGTGGTACTACTTGCGGAACTGGCGCAACCGTTGGCAATGGCGCAACCGTCGGTATTGGTTGCGGCGTCGGATAGACTACCGTGATCTGCTTCGGTTCCGCCTGATTGCTTAATCCGTTGCCAATGGCCTGCAAACCTGTTCCAAGCCCGTTTAAGGCGGCGATGACCAGATTGGCGACCAGCGTCAACACGATGCCCGCCGTGATGAACTTAAACGCTCCGCCGATCAGCGCAGGCGCAATGCCAAGACCGCCGCCTGTGTCGCCTGCGTACACACTGACGGGGGCCGCGTGATTTTCTTGTACCTGTGTCACGTTGACCGTGCGCTTGCTTAGTGCCCACACTACGAACAACACACACACCAACGCAAACCCCAAAATAGCCGCAAGTGTCCACCCTAAATCGGTCATCATTATCCCCCTGCTGACGCCGTGTCGTGCCGTGTCGTGTCGTGTGTAGAGCCGTTTCCGGTCGTGTTTGGCGTTTTTTCGGTAGGGTAGGGGGGTAGACGCAAGCGCTTTAGCACCTCGTCAGGCGTCAACAGCGGCTTGTTTGAGTCGTCTAAATAGCCCAAGCCCTTGAGTGCGTCCACGAACTTATCCCATTCCGGCTGACCGATGCGCCACCCGTATTTCTTATCCGCCTCTCGCGTGATCCAGTTGTCGCGGGCCGTGCCGCGTTTCGGCCATTCTCCAATCCAGCGGGCAAGGCGTGCTTGCTCGTCCGGCATGAATGACCTCGCACCAATGGGCAGCGACTTGGCCGATCCGTGATTGTAGGGCGCAAACTCTTTGACGGGATTGGCAAGCAACTTTTGATTCTCGCTCGTCAAGTGCATGACGCGGGCGTTGAGTCCGTCAATCTCATCTAGCGCGGCTTGCAAGTCGGCGTTGAGGTCGCGCTTCTCGCGCTCGAAGTCCTGCTTGAGCGTTTCCAGCCAGTACCCTTCCGAGTTGAATGGCGTTTGGCGCGTGACTTCCTGGCTGAAACCATACCGCCCCATTTCAGCGCTTGGCACAAACGCAATCGCCGCGATGATGACGGCAAACGGCACGCTGTACAGAATGTTGTACTGAATCGTCAACAGCGCAAACACGATCACCGGCGAGGCCGCATAGTTGAAGGCTAACCAGCCCCCTACCCCGACGATCACGATCACGGCGCGGGTTGTCGGCTCATCGCTGACCCTATCGCTCCACAGGACGCGGATCGTCACGTAGCCAATGATGATCAACGTCACGCCCCACAAGGCCCAGCCAAGCATGTCCGCCGCCCTGCCCGTTGGCTCTGGAGAGTCCATGTAATCCGCCGACACACGCGCCCAAAAGTACACGGACGCAAGAATCAACACCAACTCTGCAAAGCGCATTGCGCCATGTGACAGTGTTTGCGCCCACGGTCTCTGAACGTCCTCAAACATGCCTCCTTTGCGGGTTTCGGTTTTTTGTTGCATCATTGGCATCATGGTTTCACCTCGGTTGCACTAAGTTGCACGCTAGTTGCTTTCGGTTGCGTGGACGTTTCCGATCTGCAACCGGATTTTTCGCACCGTCTCACGACTGCAACCTACGCGCTCGGCAATTGCGCTATTGGTTGCATCCGGCGCAACTAAAAGCAACCGCCGCACATCTGACGCAACTACACCTGACAGCGGTTGCGTTTCGAGCGTGTAGGGTTGCAACTCGTGCAAATCGCGCAACGGGTGCAAATAGGCGGGTTGCTCGGTTTGGATGATAGATTCATCGGGTTTGACTTCTAAATCGCTCTGAGGGCCTTCCTGACGCGATTGCGGGCCATTGTATGCGCTATCGGCTACCCGTGGCTTGCTTGCGGCGTCGGTTTCGTCCGGTTGCGCGGGTTGCAAGTCGGTTGCAATGGCTTGCGCTGGCTGTTGCTCTATGTCGCCGCCGACAATCTCAGCGATTGCGAACGTGACAAGGGACAGCAAGCCCGTTGCAGACAGTGACACGATGGCTTGCACGATGTCAAGCCGACCGATGTTGGCACTGGTCAACGATTCGCCAAACTTGACGGCGTAACCCTCCGCAATGTTGGCAAGCGCTGACACGACAACCACGGCGGCAAGGGTGGCAACCTGGAACCGTGCGCCGCTGGCATTGCGTCGCAAGTCGGCAATGCGCAACGACAATCCGACAACCGCCAACTCAATGCCCGTAGCCGCGATGTAGCCGACGAAGGCGGGCCGCACGTAGGACGCAAGCAAGCCCCCGGTGTGCGTCCAGTTGTAGGCGAGTACACCAATGAGCGACACCAGGCCGATGATGATTTTACGATTGCGATTCATGCTATGCCGCCTTCCCGTCTTGATAACTGACCGTGACGCTAATATCCAGCGCGACAATTTCCGCTTCGTCCATCTGCCCAAATTCTCGATTGGATTGCTCGGCTGATTTTTGCAAAATCTCACTCATCGTAAGCGGCACATCCGACTTGATGTCAACTTGCACATACTCAGAGCGTTTCAAATTAACCCGATAGATTGCGTGCGTCATGCTTGAACCTCTGGCTTTGTGCAAACCATGATCCACAATCCAGGTTCGCTCTGGAAGCACATTCCGTAACCCATGCCAGTTGCGACCGGGCCAGTCAATTCAAATTCGTAATGTTCGATGGCCTCTAGCAACATGGCGCGATCCCAATCTGCGCCGACAAAGCGCTGTGTGAAAGTATGAACCGGATCACCGTTGGCAAGCATGTTGCGCGCTTGATCTTTTGTCAACACAACACGATCATTCATGCTTGAACCTCGATTGCGTCAACCGGCTTGACGTACAACCATGTGTCTTTGTCCGGCGTCAGGGCGCGGGCAATGCGGCCGGATTGGTCAGCGTTGCGCATGAGATAGGCTTGCGAGTTGTGTTCGCAAGCATCGCACAGCCAAAACTGAATGAGTTTCGTGCGCGGGCGTTTGACGGCGTGCGCGATCTGGATCGTCAGCGTCACGTGATGCGCGCCGATGCCACCGCAGGCAGCGCATGGGCGCTGCAAGTGTGGCTTGGGTGCTGAATAGGGTACGGGTTGTTCCATGTGGCCTCCTGAATTTCTGCTACTCATTGCCGTGCGAGACGGGACAATGCTTGCACCTTGCGATGCTATGATCTGCCTAACCGTGCTGTTGCTTATCTCAACAAATCCGCGCCTAACAGGTCTATACAATTCTCTTACGTTGCTATGCCGAACTTTACCGCGCTTGTGCTTTGCGCTTCACCACACTGCTGGGCTATGCCATTGCTAAACTGCTCGGATCGTGAAACAACTTAGCTACACTCGTGCAATTCGCTGCTCTGGTCTACGATGCCACCGCTATGATCTGCTCATCGTTGCTATGCTGTTACCCTGCTGCTCCGCTCCACACATAGCCATTACCCTGCTGTGCTTTACTGTTGCGTCTTAATGCGATGCCAAACTTTGCCGTGACCCTGCTTTAGGTAGTGACACTTTGCACTGGCGTTGCTATGGCCGTGCTCAACACCTCAATGCTGTTGCCGTTCCTTGCCGAACTTCGCGCCGCGCCGCTGTTACTCTGAATCTTCCTTGACGAGTTCGTAGCGGAACCGACCGAAACCGCCGCCGCGAAATTGCATCAGGCCTTGATCGAAGCCGTAGTCCAACAACTCCTGCAACACGTGTTCGCTGACTTCACCGGGGTACACGGTCAGGCCGCATTCAAACCACGTGGTATCGGGCAACATCTCAGAGCGGGCCAGGGCCACCCGTGGGCCTTGCGCCGTCTCTGCCCGCAATGGTCGCTCGAAATAGTCCATCTCCTCGCGCAAGTCTGAGCCGTGATTCTGCAACTTGATCGTGCGCGGGCTGACGAACACCATCTGAGCGATCTTGCTGCGCAAGTTCTTGGGCAATCCGCCCTTGCCGCTTAGCACGCGCCCAGCCTCTTTCAAAAAGCCGCGAATGTGGTAGTCGTACAACAGCGGCCACCCGTCGGCGTCCTTGTGAAAAACGGTCGTGCCGCGCTCCAACTCCTCCGGCAGATTCTTGGCTTCGTCGTCCGGCACAGTCAACCCTGCTTTGGCCGCGATAAATTCGCTCGTGATCTCGCGGGTTGACTGCGAGCCTAAGACCGGGGTAACGAAGTGAATCGTGAGTTTGTACGTGTCTTTTTGCATCGTTATCTCTCCTGTGTGAGTTATGCGGCTAACAGTTGGCCGATGTCGTACTTCGCGGGCGTGCCTTGCGGCCAAACGTAGGGCTTGGCGGGCAACCCAGCCTCGCGCAAGCGGTTCGCCAACTTCAAACCGTTGAGCGGCGGCGGGCACTTGTGGGCGCGCACCCACTCGGCAATGATGGCTCGGTCAGTGGTGTAGCCTGGCGCGTCGTTGTCGTAAGCGCTGATGATGATCTCCGGTTGCAGCGCGGTCAGTTGCTCGGTGTACTCGTCTTTCCAGACCGACACGCCGAACGTGGCGACGGCTGGATACCAGCGCTCAGAGATCATCAAGGCGTCAATCGGATTCTCGACGATGACCACCGGCTGACCTTTACGCACGGCGCGCACGTTGTACAGTTGCAACACCGTTCCGCCGGGGCTAAGCCACTTGGTGCAATCGCATTGAAAGGCGCGGCACCGAAATCCGGTGATTGCGCCTGCGGCGTCAAAGATGGGCACGATCAGCCGGTCATGCGTGCATTGCAACAACTGACCGTCACGGCTAAACCACAGGCCACCAGGGAACACACCGACGCCCAGCCGATTGGCCTTGATGGTTTCAGTCTTGAGCGGCTTGCCTGTGCGCTTGAGTACGTCACTGACACGCGGGTCACTCTCGCACGACGCGACGATCAGTTCCGCGTCGGCCATCCACGCACGCGGCTTGGAGGGTTCCTGTGTTCGTTGCGGCGGCGTGTATGGCCGCTGGTCTTTCAGCCCGACTTTATCTGCAAGCGCGTTAAGTCCGCAACTGTAGTTGCACACGAAGCAATGCGCGCCGCGAACGTTAAAACTGAATTTCTTGGACTTGCGCGGCTTGCCGCATTGTGGGCAGTCTGACCAGGCTTCGCCGTGCGAATCGGGCTTGATGTGCAGATAAGTGCAGAGTTCGTCGAATAGGGTGGTCATTGGTTCAAGTCTACTCGTCAAGCATATCGAACATATCCGGTTCGTGAACAATCTCAGCATCGACTGTCAGCATGTTCTTCATAGCCTGCCGGAAATAGGTGTCCTTCAACTCAATTCCAAGTCCAAAACGACCCAACTGTACAGCCTGATAAACTTCACTGCCAACTCCCATGAAAGGCGTCAACACAACGTCACCGGGATTTGACCACAGAACAACAGCCCGCTCGATAACGTCCAGCTGCAACGGGTGAACGTGTTTCTCATCTTCACCATCGCGGCTATCGCGGAAAGGCAGAACACGGTCAATCCTAATATCATCCCAAAACGCATCCGCGTACCGTCGCCAAATCCATTGACTGTAGCGGTTCTCGATTTGATTGCCCTTCCATCCGCGATACTTCAAAATGTCTGCTGGCATCTGTCGCTCGCCTGCGTAGTTCATCAGGCCAGCCGGATGATTGATTGGCTCTGCGTTTTCGCCATGCTTGCGGAACAACAACAGATAATCGGCGCTGGCGAGACTACACTTTGACGAGTCATCGACTACCGTCTTATGCGCGAGGTTCTTTGCCATTGTTCGATTACGCACTCCTAGCGGTTCTTTCCACACATGATAGCGGCCAGTGTATTCAAACCAGCCATGCCCGCATAAACCCTTGCGACGTTCCAGCGGAGTGGCCGTGCATTTCTCATCACGGCAATGTACGTGCATGTCGATAATGTCGCCCGGAAAGTCCATAAGATTATCGACTCCACTGTTACCGCTAGGTACGTCCATGCAATGCACAGCCGTCAACCTGCCCGGCATGGTCAAGCGGTGAATCTCTTTGACCACAAACTCGTAATGCTCCATAAACTCTTGATAGTTGCGGGCATTGCTCAAGTCGCGGGCCGATGACGAATAATGATACAGACCAGCGAAAGGCGGAGAGTAAATTGAGAACTTGACCTTGTTGTCAGGCAAGGCACTCATAATGTCGATGCAATCTGCGTTGTACAGCGCGTAACGTTCGGTGATAACTGGGTCTAGCATGTCGCTCCTTTGATTATAGCCAAGCCGGTACAATGACGCGGCCTGTAGTCTGATCTTGCTTGTCGATATTCATGGCGTCGGTCATGTGGGCAACCATGTTTGCAAACATTTCGTCGGCGGCCTTCGATTTCTTTAGTAGGTTCTCACGCACACGCTGACCGCCTTTAGTGTCAATCAGGTCAACCATCACCGGATTGACTTGACCAAATCTCCACAGACGCCGCACGGCTTGATAGTATTGCTCGTAACTGTGCGACGGGAAGTAAGTGGCGTGTGAGCAATGCTGAAAGTTTAACCCGAATCCGAATATCTTAGGCTTGCTGATTAGGACGCGCTTACCAGTTGATTCGACAAACCACTTTACAGCGTCCTCTTTTTTATCGTCAGAGTCTTTGCCGCCGACTTCCAGCGAGTTCGGTATCATGCTTTTGAGTAGCGCGGCTTCGTCGTTCAGGTGACACCACACGATTGACACATCATGCCGAGATACTTTTTCTGCAACAGCCTCGCAACGGTCTTTGATGGTGCGTCGGTTTACTTCACGTTCCTCAAAAAAGTTCACGGCCTCCACATCGAATAACATTCCTTGACGCGGCATACTCGCTTCGACTTCCGTGTGTTGCTCGATGAGTTCAGGGAGTTCATAGCCTGTATCGGCAAAGCCCAAGTCAGACGGCTTGCGGGCCGCACGCGCCCATGACGCAACCCAGCGCCAAAACGGTGTCTCGGCATGTCCTTTGAGACGCATTTTATCTTTTTGGAAACGTCCATGACCGGCCGCTGACGAGTTCTGGTTATTCGTAAAGAATCGCTTAATCATATCCATGTAGCCTAGATAGCCCAACGCCTCAGACGATGTACCCAACTCGTCCCAATCGTTAGGGGCGGCGGTGGCAGTTGCAAGTAGTCTGTATGGCACTTGGCGCATAAACTCTGTTATCTCTGACTTGTAAGCGCCGTCGAAGTTTTTCAGGATGCTTGATTCGTCGCACACCACACCGGCGTAATCGGTCGCCGTGAACTTGTGGAGTTGCTCATAATTTGTCACGTAGATTGTCGGCAGTGTAGCATGTCCAACTATGGCGCGGTGCGCTTCGATACCAAACTTCGCCGCCTCAGCCAACGTCTGAATTGACACTGACAACGGAGTGAGAATCAGAACGGGCTTATTGGTATGCTCTACCACGTTCTGCGCCCAAACCAACTGCATGAGCGTTTTGCCAAGACCGCAATCAGCGAACAACGCGCCGCGTCCCTTGCGCACAGCCCATTCAGTGAGCGCTGCTTGGAAGTCCTTCAGCACTGAAGGCATGAATGTCGGTTTGAAACCATCGTCAGCGCCAAAGTCATGCTTTGTATCTAGAAATTGTGAGTAGTCCATTATTCGCCGTCCTGATCGTCATCGTCCACGACTGCCGTACTTGGGAACATCGCGTTGATCTTGTCAATCGCAACAGCCATCATTGACAGGATGTCATGGAGTTGTTCGGCGTCATCTGGTGGGCAGTTGTCTAACATCGTTTTGTAACTCATTGTGTCCTCTGTGGAAATAAAAAACGCCTGATCGGTTGTAGCGGCTTGTCGAGGGCCAGCGTACCAATCAGGCGCGTACTACACTATAGAAAAAACCGCTTGACCGCTGTATTGCCCTCGACACTTGTATATTACCACAACTGCGATCATCGTGTCAATCCCCAAAATACCAAACGGGCGCGGCGCTGTTGGTGAGTCACACCCCTGCGCCTCAGTTTATAGTCACCGCGCCCGATGTGGACTAATCAATCGGCAACCACGCGCAGTCATCGCAAAGCATCTGCGTGTCGTCAATCGGCTTGTGGCAATTCGGGCATGTTTCGGAAACTTTCAGCGCGCGAATCTGCTGCTCAATTTCTTCACACTGTCCGATTGTTACGCGCACGTCGCCAAGCCCTAAAGCGTGCGCTTTATCCCAGCGCAAGGCGTGAACGTATTGCTCGAAAACTTCCGCCGACGCCTCGCGCATCTGCTCTGCGGCCTTGTGGAAACCAACGCACTTGCGCGGCGTGACTACGGCTTTAGCGGCTTCCAACTCGGCCACGCGAGCGCGCAAGGCGGCGAGTTCGGCGCGGGCGTCATGTCCGGCACACGCTCCGAAAGTGCAATTTTGCTCATGGAATAAAACAACCTTATCAAGTGCGGTGTATTCGCTCATCTTCAATCCTCCTGATTTACCGTAGCATATCGGCCGCTTTAGCGCGGTCAATTCGGCTGGCTTGCTGGCAGGTCATCGCGTGCGTGATCCACTGCGCGGCCTGACCTTTGGTCGTGACTTCGTGTGTCACGCCCAACTGCTTGAGCATGGCGCGTTGCTTGTCGCTGGCTTCATCGTGCCGCCAATGGGCGGATTTCTTGCTGAGAACATGGTCAAGATGATCGAGCGCAAGATCATCGGCATGGCCTTTGGCTTCGTCTAGCGTGCCGTACTGTCCGACGAATGAGGCACGCCCGTTCACGTGGTACAGGCGGAACGACTTGATGAACTGCAACAGCCTGTCATGCGGTGGTCGCCAATCGCCGCCGCGCTGCAACGTCTCGGCTTTCAGCACGCGCTGGGCGTCTGGTAGCACGATGCAAAGCGTTTCTTTCTCGCTCAACGCGGCGGTTGCATACACGCCGTCGAACGTCCACGCGAGCGCGTCCTTCTTGAGTAGGTTCAGCGTCTTGACGATCAGGCTATGCGGATCAATCGAGGCGGCTTCACCCAGGCGATCAACGCTGATCGAAAACAAGACACCCTGACGAGCGGCTTGATCTTCGGCCTTCTTGACGGCGCGGGGCTTGCCCAGCACGTCACCGGCCATGACGACATTACGATCCTCAATCGGTGCGAAGTCCAACACGCGGCAATCGGTTTTGCCAGGGGAAGTGCGCAGGCCACGCCCCAGCCGTTGCACGTAGATCAAATCGCTCTTTGTCGGAGCGATCATCAACACAGCGGCGGTTTCGGGCGCGTCAAAGCCTTCGGTCAACACCATGCAATTAAAGACGATCTGCGTGTCGCCGCGCTGATAGCGTCCTAGAATGTCGGCGCGCTCGTGGTCGGGCGTTTCACCGCTGACCCATTCGGCTTTGACGCCTTGCGCCTTGAAATACTCGGACGTTTCGCGGGCCTGAGCAACCGAGGCCGTGAACGCGATGGTTTGCCGGTTGCCTGCGTACTCTGTCCACTTCTTCAACACGATCTCTTTGACGTTCTCGGCTAACAGCAAATCGCCCAGCGCTTCACGCTCCCAGCCGTCCTCAGTTTCCTTGATGCCCGCGAGACTGATCGGGAGTTGCACGCCCAGCGCGTCAAACGTGACGAGCGCACCGCGACGGATGGCCGCCGAAATGGGCAGGCGGTAGGCCACGCGCTGAAAGACTTTGCTGAGGCCGTCGCCGTCACTGCGCAATGGCGTCGCCGTGAAGCCGATGATCTTTGCGCCGGGGAACTTGGCAATGAGATTGGTGTACGTGTCCGCCGTGGCGTGGTGGGCCTCGTCAATGACGATGTGACTAAACGCGCCCGTGCTGAGTAATTGCGCGAGACGCTTATCACTGGCAAGCGTTTGCACCGTGGCGACGATGTGCCGTGCGCCGATGTCATTGCGGCCGGCCATGACGATGCCCATGTCTGCGGACAGTTCTTTGAACATGGCGGCTGCGCGGTCAATCGGTTGGTAGATGAGTTCGCGCCGGTGGGCGATGATGAGTGCCCGCGTGAGTTCGCCGGATTCGCGCAAGGCGTCAAGCAAAGCGAGAAAGACAACGGTCTTACCCGTTCCGGTCGCCATGACTGCGAGCGTCCGGTCAGCGGTCTGCAAGTCAGCGCGGATGGCCGCTATCGCTTCGGTCTGGTAGTCGCGTAAGTTGATCATCCCCACACCGACCACGTCTTGTTTGATTCATCCCACCAGCGGATATTCCACGCGCCGTTGACCCGTTCCCAAATCTCGACCGAGGCGTTGGCGGGCACTTCCAGCCGTTGCAGCGCTTTCAGTTCGTCGGGCTTGATGATGTGCTTTTGGTTCTTGACTTGGATCAGGCGAATCTCTGTGCCGTTGACCGCACACAGGTCGATCTTGCCCTTTGACCCAGCGGCGCGAATGACGGTGTAGCCTTGCTCGGTCAGATCGTGACGGGCTTTGTACTCCATTGCGCGACCGTTGACATAGTTTGCGTTTGGCATTATTTCGGTTCTCCGGGTTGGTTTTGTCACTTTTTCCTATACGGCAGGACTTTCGGACTCGATAGGTTTTCGGACTTTTTCCTTAAGCTATGTACTATGATCAAAAAGTCCGAAAACCTCCCTTGCTAAAATTGACCAAGACTGTCTTGGGCCGACCGCCTTTGGCGCTGACCGTCAACTTCTCTAACTGCCAATCTTCCGACAAATGACCCGCGATCAACTCAAGCCATTTGTTCTTGCGCATGTACTCTGATGACAGTCCCTTGTCGTGATAGGCTAACTCGTTGGTATCTTTGTCCTTGCGCAGTCGAGGTACAACGACTTGCGCGAGGTCGTCATAGGTGATGGTGATCTGTCCGTCACGCTTGGCTTGTTCCTCTAACCATGCTTCAATGCGCAACCAGACCCGCCATTCAATCCCGTCCGGCCCCAGCGGAGGATCGTTCCACACACCGTCTAGCGGTTCGTCGGTTGGCGTGGAGGTCAACAGCCAGGCATCGGCCTGCCTGACGTTGATCCGCGCACGGTGTAGAGCCTGCACGAGTTCGGCCTCGCGTAGTTGGCGATGCACCGCGTCAAGCGTCGGCTCGGCATAGTAGCCGGTGCGCCGCGTCACGGCGTTGTACTGCGATCCAAACTGTGTCTTGACGCTATCGAGTCCGTAAGGCGTCAGGCGGTATTCTCGATCCGCGTAGCGGTAGAGCGGTATCTTGCGCCCATCCTCGCCAAGTTGGAACAGCGGTTCAACGCGGTCACTGAGCGCTACGGCATGATCAATCAGCGCAAAGCCGTTTGGCGTGTATGTGCCGCAGATGAACAGCGCGTCGACGTCTTGCAGCGCGTTCGTGCCGCGCAAGCCTCCGAACGTGAGTACAGCCGCGTCTCCAAACTCGCGTTGGAAGTGGGTTGCCAATGCTTTCCAGACCACAAACCCCGGCTTTGTGTAGCCGCGCTGGGCAATGAGGCGTCGCGTGATGTCAAGCAGTTCGCGGCCACTGTCGGACAATTCGCCTTTGTCGAGCGTGGTGTGCTTTCCGTTCAAGCGTCCGGCAATCTGATAGAGTTTGCCGACACGCTCAACGGTGGGCGCGAATACCTCAACGTCGCGCTTCAAGACGAGTTGATACAGGTCAGGCTGCGCGGTCGCATCAAGCACAACGGTTTTGCGCGGTAGTTTGTCCCACGGCTCAGACCGTGATAGCAGATGCAAGCCGCCGCGTGTGATCCAGACCCGTTCGTTCCACGTGGGCCACCGTTCTTCCCAAGCGCGATGCTCGGCTTGGGCGAGGCGCAAGAAGTCGAACAGATACCAGTACGGCAACTTGTGAACTTGATCTGGACTGTACACGTCAGGAACTTCCGGCAGGCCGATGCCAAGATCAATCTGCGCGTAGGCCTCGTTCAGGATCAGCCCTATCCGGTCAAAGAGTTCACGGCCTGATATGCGGCGCATCTTGGGCGCATCGAAGCACGCCAAGCGTAGCGCGTCGGTCAACAGTTTGAGCGGGCCGCGTGCGTTCACGTCAAGCCCATCGGCGGGGATCAGCCGTTCATTGACGAACGCATTTAGCGGTAACTCGTCCACGATGACAAAATCGAAATTGCTAATCGACAGGCCGCTGACCAAGTGCTGATGCTGGCCGAAGATGAGCGGCTCTTTGCGCTTGGCCTGTTGACGATACGGGCATTGGCCGATGTAGCCGTCATGCTTGCACAGTTGCAGGCACAGGGCCGATGATTTGTAGCCAAGATTCGACCACTTGCGCTGCGCGTCGGCGTGCTTGCACACGGGCGCGTCGTTCTGCTGGCCTTGTATGCCTGTCCAGTGATACCAGAGCGACGGATCGAAATGCGGAAATCCAGAGAGATCGTCAAACATGTTGTGACGCGATGCCGCCCACAGGCCGCGCTGACCGTGCCGTGCCAGGAATTGCGCGACGGCAACGGTGGTGTGTGTCTTGCCGGTGCCGGGCGGCATGGCCACCAGCAGCGCCGCGTCACTATCGCCGCCTAGATAGTCATGCAGCTTGACGTTGAACGTGTTCCGCAACATTTCGACCGTCATCGGTTTACTCAACGCCTTTAGATCAGATTGCTCACGCGGCTTGAGGCGGTAGTCGTAATGCGTCGGGCCATCGGCGGGCGGCTCTGGAATTGTCCAGTCGGTCGCGTCGAGCAGCGCACGCTGGGCGCGCAATTCCTCAACGATGCCCGCAAATGGATTAGGTACGGCGGCGGCGTCTGACACATTGACGGCCTAGATGCTGAGCATTCCGATTAAGTGATCAATTTGAGCGGCCCATGCGGCGGCATCTGCGGCGGCCCATGCGGCATCTGCGGCGGCCCGTGCGGCGGCATCTGCGGCGGCCCATGCGACCCATGCGGCCCATGCGGCCCATGCGGCCCGTGCGGCGGCATCTGCGGCGGCCCATGCGGCGGCATCTGCGGCGGCCCGTGCGGCGGCCCATGCGGCGGCCCCTGCGGAGTCCCCTGCGGCGGCCCATGCGGCCCCTGCGGCGGCCCCTGCGGCGTCCCATGCGGCGGCCCGTGCGGAGGCCCGTGCGGCGGCATCTGCGGCGTACAATTCATCACGTGTCGCCTGCCCGTTTGCGAATCTCTCAGACACATCGCAAGCATCTACACTGCGCTTGTCTGGATTGTCTAAAAGTTTCAGCGCTTCGCGTGCACACCAGACAGCGAACAAGCGCAGCGTCTTGGCGTCGATCAATTCCTC